GCCCGCCACGCCGGAGACCGTGCCGCTGCCGTTGTGGTAGCCTGCAGGAATGGTGTATGTATCACCCTCCTGCACAGTCGCAGAGACAGCGCCCTGATTGGAAATGCCGTCCACTGCCGTGGCACAGTCGTCCAGCTTGGCCGCAGCGGCCACAAGCCCCAGCGCCACCAGCTTTGTACGGATCTTGTTTCTCGCCGTCTGGAGCTTGGCGAGTTCTGTTGCAATGCTCATAAAACCTCCTATATCGTGCCGAGCAGCACTTCGATGTTGCCCAGCTCCGCATACACCGCCGCTGCGGTGATAGGGAGCGTATTGTCCGCTTCGGCTTCGTCTGCCACCTGCACGGCAAGCCGTCCCTGCTTGTCCCACATGAGCGCGTGACCCAGCGAAAGGCCGCCGCCGACCTGAACGGTCGCTTGGAAGTCGGCATGGAGCCGTTCATCCTCGGTATGCAGCTTTGCGCTAATGCGCATCGGCGATCAGCTCCTCTCGATGTAACAGTTCTTTTGTTGGGACCGGAATACTGTCCGTTGCAAATACAGCGCCGCTCAGCATGACCCGAAGCTGTACCTTTGCGATCTGGTTGTCCGGCAGCATCAGCGTTTCGGTCTGCGTCAGGCGAAGGCTGACCTCCGTGCCGTCAGCGGACAAAGACAGTTCCGAAAGAGGACGCAAGAGCCGGACCGTTCCGCAGGCGAGGCAGAACTCCGCAGCCGCACAGCCGGTGATGCTTCTGTCAAGAGACAGCGTCAGGGTCGGCGTTGTGCCGGGGATAATGCTCATGTGCTTCGCCTCCTTACAGTCCGGGTGGGATAATATCGTCGATGGAAAGCTCCCGTTTCGGCTTTGCCATGCCGAGGAACTGCCTGTGGCATTCCCACAGGTCGAGGAGAAAACCGAACGGCGTCAGCCAGACCTCCTCGGAGGAAAGATGCAGCTGGGCCGTTCCGTAATAGAAAAGCCGGGTGAACAGTTCCTCGTCTGTTACCCGACCTGCGCGTTTTTTGAGTCGTTTTCGCTTTCCACATTCCGCTTCGTTCCCTTAAACATGGCCTCCATGATGGCAGATTTGTACTCCGCCAGTTCCAGAGGACTGGTGAGCAGCTCGACCGTTTCCTGTGTGAGAAGCGCCTGCTTGTCCTCCGGGGTGCGGAGATTGTGGATGAGCACGGACTGGTTTGCCAGCAGCGTAATGAGCCACACCAGCTCGTCCAGCGCCATCTCAAAGTTTTCTGAGCGCATCAGCTTCTGACCCAGATTTTCCAGACCGCCGTAGCGGCCTGCGATCTCCTTGGTGGCGCGGGTGGTGAGAATGAGTTCAAACTCCCGACCGCCGATGTTGATTTTTGCACTTCTGTCGTCCATAAAATCCTCCTTACACCTGCGCGAATGTCGGCTCATACACCTCGGTGTACCAGCCGCTGATGACCGATGCGGAAACTCCGGTGGAATCCTCAGACACCTCCGCCTTCCACGGGTGCTTGCCCTGACCGTCCAGCTTGTTGCGGCGCAGAACGGTGCCCTCGATGGTGGGTGTGGAGAACTCGATGCTCTCGCCCTTGGTGGTGAGGTTCGTCGCGGGGATACCGAACTTGACCTTGTAGAGCCAGAAATAGCGGTATTTGCCGTTGGACTTCTTCGCCCGGAAGCCGATGGCGACCGGTTCGCCGCCGTCCTCGGACGCAGAAATGAGCACCTTATTATCGTCGATTTTTGCGCCAGTGAGGTCCTGTGCCACCTGCACGCCAATATCGTCGATGCCCAGCGTGAGCGTGCCGCTCTGAAACTCCTTCACGACCTCTGCCGCGCCGTCGTCGGCATAGAGCGTCGCTTCGGCCAGTTCCACGGAAAGCTCCGCTGTCATGGCCTTGGCAAGCTGCGTCGGCGTACCGTAGGTTTCGTCTCCGTTGTCCCCCTCGGTGATTTTTGCGTAATAAAGTTTATCCAGACCAATGGTCGCCATTGTTATTCCTCCCAAACATAAGATTTTGCCACGTCAATGGCATAGTGGTGATAGCCGGTGTCGGTTTCAAAGCCGATGTACCGGCGGTCAGTGATTGTCATATCTGCGTTTAGTACTGCTTTCACAAGTCGATTTTTGATTTTCGTGTAATTCTCCTTGCAGAACAGGGACAGCCGAACCTCTTGAACGTCAATGCTCGGTTGATTATCCGCATGGAGGTCAAAGCTGTCCGACAGCGGCGTCAGCACAAGGTATGTGTCCGGTGCAGCATCGGAGAAGACGCCGGTTTCCACCGGCACGCCGCAGCTTTCCGCGATGGTATTCAGTTCCGACAGCAAGCTCACAGCTTTTCGACCTCCTCCTTGAGCGTCTGCTCCATGACGCGGATGCACTCTGCCTTGGATGCAGACTTTGCAGGCTTCAGAAAGGGCTTTGCAGGCTGTCCGTGCTTGCCATATTCCAAAATGTTGGCAAGTTTTGCATTGCTGCCGCCATCCGAGCGCGGTTCGGAAAAGCCGATCTTGATGTCGTGGTTTCCTTCGCGGTTCAGCTTGACGGGAGACAGGCCGAGCGACTGCGCCAGTTCTCCGGTGGAGCGCGAATCGTACTTTGTCCCGCTGCCGATCACGGCGGCGAGATTGCTCTGCACCTTTGCCAGAACGACCTGCCCGCCAGCTTCCAGCACCTTTTCCGCAACGCTGTCGGTGTCCCTGCCCAGCCGGGACAGCTTTGTCAGAAACTCGTCCGGGAGTTTGAAATCAGCCTTTGCCAATGGTGGGTCCACTCCTTTTTGCTAAAACCTCGATATACATTCCGCGCCCTTTCACGTTC